TTAGCACCTTCAAAAAGTATTAAATCTTTTTTATTAGCATCTAGTATATTGCTTTTAATAGTTACATTAAACGCCCTACTTGTTGGATATTTTGTATCTAGCTTTATAGCCTCTGTTGCATCTTCATCCAAAAGCTTTATTGTTCCAGATTTATGTTGGCCATCTGTTAATCTATAAAGCAATAGTTCTTTAACGTTGCCTAATAAAGCTAATCTACCTAGCTTGTAAGCAGTATAATTACCATCTTTACCAAATACATCTTCTAGCTCTTTTAAACTCGTTATAGATACAATCTTTCCAACTTCTCCCCAGTTAGCCTTTACAGGCATTGCTAAGACTCCTTGAAGTCCATTAACAGCTTCTTTTGCCTTAGTTTTAAATCTGTTATAAAAACCTGGTATGCTTGGTCTATCTTTTTCATTCCATGTTCCTTTTGCCATCTATTTCACCTCTTTATTTAGAAATTCTTTAACTATCTTATTAAACTCTGTTTTACTTAATTCTTTATTGTTGCAATTAAATAAAGCCCCTGCAACTACTTCTTTTCTGTAGCCAAGCGCTTCACAATTACTTACAAAATCCTCTATTGGAAATTTATCTTCCTGTGTAGGTTTTGTTTCTATTTCTTTTTTAATCGTCTTTGTTTCTTTACTCACTATAACACCTCCTAGTTTATAGAGCCTCTTCCATACATATGGTTAAGAGTTGGTATATCTCTTTTGATTTTCCCTAATAATGTAAGACTTACAGTTAACTGACCTGTTGTGAACATATCAGCATCTCTATTTTCTTTAACATTATCCACTTTCAGAAACATTCTTCTCTCGTTTAACTGAACTCTTTTATCTATGATTAACTGTGTTTCTAACATATTTAATAGGCTTACAATTTCATCTTTGTTTTTACTTGCAATATGGCATTTTAAAGTTTTATCTATTCTTACTAAGTCATAGTTGACTCTTTCCTGCTCAACATCTGTTACTCTCCATAATGCGCAAGGAGCAACAAAATTCATCTTCCAATTGTCTTTATATACATTTATTCCTAGTAACTCATTCGTATATTTCGATAACGCCTCAACCCATGTGTCGCTTACTTCTCCTAAATCATCATATAGAGCTATAACCGAAAACTGTAATCCCCTTGCAATACAATCCCAATCCTCATCAACTACATCTTGTCCTGTAGATCCTTCAACCTTACAAGTAAAAGCTTCATTTTCATCAACTATAGTTTTAAAATCTAAACATTCTATAACCTTACGAGTTAACGTGTCTAGCTTTTTAAATGTAGTTCTATTTTCATATAGCCATATTTCTATAGTTCTTTTAAATCCTATAGTGTCTCCATTGTCTACATCATTTCCTTGAAGTACTACAGCATAAGGTTTGGGAGTATCTTTGCCAGGTACAGTTGGTTCAAAGCAATCTGTAAGCTCCGGAATATTATCTATTAAAGCTTTTCTAATTCCTGCTCTCATAATCTATCGCCCCCAGTAAGTTTCTACACTATTTTTTATTCTATCGAAGTTATTTTCTACAGTTGGTTTAATTATTGGCTTTCCGATAGTCCCAGGATGATTAACTTGTTTAACAGGATGTGCAGCCCCTCTCCAATATAATGCTTGAGCATGTTTAGGAGTAATAATATGAGGCTTTGTACCTTCTTCTAAGAAAGCTCCATACTCAACTCCATGAGACAAAGATACAACATAAGTACCATTCCCACCTCTAGATGTACCTTTTATCGATTGTCTAGCGTGAGCGGTCCTATCTTTCCACTTTGCATTGGCTTTAGCTTCTCCCTCTAACATTTGAGCAAAACTACTACAAAGAATAAACATTCCAGCCTTTTTTCTTTCTATATCTTGGTTTATTTCTTCAAATATACTCATGTTAATCTATCCTTTCAAGGTCGCATTGGTAACCACAAAGAACCCCTTTTACTATTTGAGGATAAACTTCTATGATTCTCATTTTCCCATAAGGACAATTAAATTCTACTCTTTCTTTAGTACTAACAGAAAGCTTTACTCCACTATCTACAAGCATTCCATAGGTCTTACTTGAATAAGCTGTCCCCTTTGTGTCACTAGATACTTTAAGATCTGGATTCTTTTGTGCAAATATCCTAGCGTTAAAAGTAAGGTCCATCTCATTTTCTTGAAAAGCTCCATCTATTAACTCTTTCTTTATATACTTAATCTTTATTTCAGTAGGATTTATTGCTATGTTTTCTAATATATCTTTCTTGCGTCTTTCTGGACTAATCATATGTCAATCCTCGTATCCATATTTAATATAAAACCTGTGTTTACACTTGTTTTATTAGTGCAAAGCTCCTTAAACTTATCTGAGTTTTGATAAGCAACAGATACCATATCTTTTATATTAGAACGTTTATAGCTTTCTTGCCCTGTCTTGTATTCATAATTCTCACCTACTGTAGTTTCATATGTCATAGATTTAATTAACCAAGCTTGAGAAGCAGCGCAATATATGCAATCTGCTTTTTTAAGAAACCCCTCCATCTCTTCATCTGTAAAGGTTTCTTTATCTCTATCATTAATTAATACTCTTAGCCTTGTTATTAACTCTGGTGTTGGTGTCATTTAATCACCTCATCTATTGCATAAAAATAACACTCATTTGAGTGTCTATTTAAAGCTTATTTCTTGTACGTTTTCTTCTATTGCTGCGAATACACCTCTATAGCAGTAGCCTACAATTTGACTTTCAACTAATCTCGATAAGTCTTGATTACCAGTTTCCGTTGTTAAATCTCTCTTAATAAGTTCCTTAAACCCTCTCTTTGGTCTTATTAGATATGCTTTGCCTGGTTCAACCCCTTGATAATTGTATGACTTGCTTCCTACAGATACATCCCATCCATCATAGTAGATAACTGTTGATATCCCAGTTAATGAAGGATATACAGAGCCATTTAATTGATGTCCACCTCTTAATGCCATTTCTATATCTATCTTATCTGCAGATGAAGCTAATAATATCGTTCCTGGTCTTTTAGCTTTTACCGCATCTTTATTTGCTTCGCTTAGTGTTTTCCAAATCCCTAACCAAGTAGGATCATCTCCTGCGCCCTTAAATGATGTTTTATTAGTCGCTTTATATGTGTATCCGATTATTGGATATAGATGTAGATGGTTCAATAAAGCGTTAAATGACTCTCCCATAGATTTATTTAAGATTTCAACTTTAAAAGATTGGTTAAAATCTTTCATTTCTTTTGTATATTCAAAACCAGTAGCATAAGTTTGCACCCTTGCAGTAGGACCATGTTCTGCAGCTATTGACCCGAACTTAATCTCTCCACCTTCCATATGTTCTAAGAATATACAATTACCATACAAGGCCCATTTTGCATCTAATACTTGTGGCAAGTTAGAATCTGATATTCTATCATATATTGGTCCATATACAAGCTGTACCTGTTCTCTTCCTAGCTCAACATCAAGAACTACTTTTCTAAGTAGGTCCTTCATATTCGAAGTAGATCCATAAGACATCATTTCCCCTAGTGGTTTATTTAATTCTAATGTTTCCATTTCTCCATTTACTAATTTCTTTTCTGCGTGATCCTCTTGGCCATTAACTATAAAGGGAATATTCTCCTGTATATTAGCTTTTCTTTTCTCTTGTAATAAAGTTTCTTGACTTATAACATTAAACATATATTTTTACCCCTCCTATACTTGTGGTAACAATATAAACCAAATTACATTGTTAGAGTCTTTTCCTACTGTAACTCTTCCCACTAATTTATTATCCGTTGCTGTTGTAGTAAATTTAGTCTTATTCCAATAGATTAAATCACCTGTATTAAATGCTTCTATTGTAACTATATTGTCTGTTTCATATTCTGCTTGCTCTATTTGTAATTCTAATTCTTCTCCTGCTTCTGCATCCTTTAAAGCTACCCCAAAGAATCCATCTATAAGATAGAAATTTTGAGCCTGTACTGCTTTTGAAGCCTTAACTCTAACAGCTTTACCATCGCTTATTTTAGCTCGTCTAACCGGTAAAATCGTACTTGGTGTTGGTTGTCCTTTAAATGCCATTTTACTACCTCCTTATATTCTAGTTTTCTTAACTTTTAGTGAAGAACTTGAACTGTTTCCTGATCCACCTGTTCCAGTTCCAGTATCAAGATGTTGATTAGATATTATAGTTTTAACTAATTCATCGTTTAATAGCGAATCAATCTCTCCAGAAATAACATCTTCCTCTGCATCATCAGATACTTTAAGCATCTTCTTAACTAAGCCTTGAGCCATTTCTCCTGTTACCTTCTTTTTAATCAAGTTATCTATTGTTTCAACTTGTTCAGTTTTACTTTGTTTCTCTAACATTTTTAATGCTTTTTCTATCACTTCATCCATTTCTCCGGAAGTCTTATCATCCTTATCTTGTTTTTTGTTTTTATCTTCTGGATTATCCTCCTTTGGAATTTTTATACCTAGGGATTTTGCTATACTCTCTTTACTTGCTTTTCCATCTTTTATTAATTCTTTCAACTTACTCATTAGCTCTTCAAATGTCATATCTTCATTCCCTCCTTCTTTACCTTTGTTTTTATCTTCCATTTCCATACCAATAATACTAGTTGGCATTCCTGGTCTATGAAGCGGTGTCCAGTCTATGCTTAATGGATCATAACCCACTACATCCATTTCACCACTACCCGCTTTCTTTAATTTCGGATAACCAAATATACTAACCTCTTGTATCCTCTTAGTCCTAACCCAACGCTTCAAGTTTGTCGCATCTGCATCTATAAGACCTCTAAAATATGCCTTATCCCCTCGCATTTCTGCACCAATCCAGTGTGTTACCGGTGGTACGAACTGAGTAGAAACGTCTTCAGCTTTCTGATGTCCTAAGAATCCATTAAGTGTATTTGCTTTAGTATAATCTACAATGTCTTTTAAGCTTTCTTTAGTATAGTTCCACCCACGTTTAGACTTAGTTGCGGGTATCTCTACTACCACTTCCAAAGGGTCATTGTCTGCTGCTTTTAATTCATCTACATCAACACCGGCAGCTAAAGGTATATCGCTTGGTTTAATGCTTGTTATAAAGGCATTGACTGAATCCATTTCTCCAATAGTTTCTAAATCTTCCATTTCCCCAAATGCTATTTTACTTCTCATTACTCTCACCACCTTTCAAAATCTACAATAAAAAAGACACTTAATAATGTCTTATATTCTAAGCTATATAGTTTAAATAAACATCTTGATACCAGTTTTCTAGTCCTGGTTCAGTGAGCGGATCTGCATTCCATCTTAATAATTTATCTACTAAATCATCTGGCGGTTCAATTACTGGCATCATAATACATAAACAATTCGGATGAAATGGATACTCAGGTATTTGATCCAAGGGATATACACCAAATCCCATACCAAAATCATCACATTCACATTTATCATCGCATATGTCCATTTTAGGATGTGCCTGTGATAGCATGAATCTAACCCCATTTGTACCAGGATTAATCATTGCTGCAGCCTTAACACCTTCGCCATAAGCTCTAGTCATTTCTGTTCTAGCTAGTCTCAAGGACTCATAATTTAAACCGATTGAAACTCTATTTCCAATTCTTTTAATCATGTTCGGGTAGCTATCGACAAATGTATTTCTGCCTTTTCTTGCATAAGTTTCTATCATTTTGGCAACCTTTGTACAGTCTTTACCCTCTAATACAGATACTTCTAATATAGAATTTATTGTGTCTCTATACTTCCTAGACTTTTCCCAAATCTTATCAGCTAACTTATATTTCTTTTCGTATTCATAGAAAGCATTTACATTCACGATGTTATACATTTTGATAATTGTTTCTTTATTGACTTTAAATATATCAGCCGTCTCAATCCCACTTGATAGTATAGCTTTAGAGTAGTCTGTTGCATTATCAATATTGGATTTAAGGTACTTATTAAAGTTCTTTTTTAGCTCTTGATTTAATAAATCAGCTTCTATTTCAACAGTTGCCAATATTTCATTTAATTGCTTTTCTTTAAATTCAATATGGCCATATTTTCTTAATTCTCTAGTTATATTTTTAGTTATCCAGAAATACAATTCCCTTAATTCATCGTCTTGCTTAAGCCTTAGCTTAATAAAATCCTTCCTTGTCTCTATTGCTAATCTATAGTATTTAGGAGCAACTTCTAATATCCTATCAAAATTATTCATTATTCTCACCAAATTCATCTATTTCATCAATCAAGTCAGCTGAGTTTTCTAATCTTTGTCTAAGTACTCTAGTTTTTATTATTCTTTCTCGCTCCCCTATAATCTCAGGATCATCAGAAATATATTTATTCATGGTATCTATGTATTTTGAAAGGAAGTCGACAGCTGATTCTTCACTAATAAAATTGCCATCTAAAGCTTTATCCATTGCACTAGTAAGTTTATCAAGTGTCTCAGCTAATTCTTTATCATCTCTCGGATTAATCTCATCCCATCCTATAGTTACATTATAGCTTCTGTAATTTAAGCCTGTACTCTTGGCTTCCATAACTAAAACCATTCTAGATAGTAACTGCCATTGCTCCACAAACTGTTCTCTCTTACGCCTTATCTTATTAACCATAATCGGCATCTGTTCCTTAACAGAAGCTAAAGCGCTTGGTGTATGTACTCCAAATATAAATTCCGGTGTCTCAGATACGTCTACAATGCAATAAAATAATAATTTTAATAATACTTGTGCATCACCTGTTGCGCTACTTACTTCAACAAAGCTGGCATCTTCATTTTCACTCAAGAATATCATTTCTTGACCTTCAAGTGATACTTTTCCGCCTTGCTTAGCAAACTTAACTGGATCATCTATACCGAAATTATTTCTTAGGAAAGCAGCAACATCTTTAAGTTTCAACTTTAGTTTAGGAGTACTGTGCATTTTACTACCTTTTAAAGCATGTAACATAACGTCATGATAAGCTTTCATCAAAGGCTCTATAGGTTCTATATCACTTTGTCCATGTTTCATAGTCTCATCTGGTTCATTCTTAAAATGGATAATTGGAATAAACCCCCAAGTATTAACTTGTTCTTTACTTTCTAACCCATCTATAGGATCCCCTTGAATATCTATAATTCTTTTATCTGCAGTAATAGTCTGTTTTATAGTAGCGCTTCTTTTCGTTCCGTCTAAATCTTCCCATTCTTGTTTACTCTCTAAAAGATAAGCTTTAGGTTCTTTTGTAACTGGATCTATTATTATGTCTTTTACTTCTTCTGGAGGTATAAAGTTATATATTATTCTAGTATTCTTTTCAGGATATAAAGGATTTTCCCTTTCTTCTCTAGTTAACCATATATAGCAATCCCCTAGCTTAGTAGCATTAGTATGAGTTTTTAGCATCTTAGAAGTATTCTCTAAAGCAAATTCATCTAAAGTCATTTGTGCGTTTTCATCTTCTATACTAAAGTTTGGTATTCCCATAAATCCAACGGTACTGTTTATAATAGGTCTAACGAAGCTTGAACCGAGTTTATACCTATCGTCTTTATTCTGGTATAGATTCCTAGCTAGCTCATAATCTACTTTAGTACTATCTAGTGTATATGCTTGACCAATGCTTCCAGCGGTTCGCATCATCTCGCCTACAGCCCCAAATTTGTACATTAAATTCTTTATTAACCCCATATGCTCCCTCCTTTCAATAAAGATAAATCAGTATTACTATTTTCTGCAAATGAGTATATTACTGCATCTGCTCGGTCTGGAGATTCTCCAAGCCTTTTTTTCATTTCTTTCTTAGGTTCAATCTGTATCTTCCCTTTACTATCTACACTGTATTTTCTGCTTGATAATTGTTTAATTAATTTATCATCTTTAGGAAGTTGTATTGATGGTTCTTTGTTTTGTATAAAGCAACTTAAATTTGTGTCTAGTTCTTCTCTAAGGTTATCCCACATTTCAGAAGCTTTATTATAGTAATTCTCTTTTTCTATTGCACTAGATCCATTCTGAATCGGAATTATTTCATATCCTAATCCTTCTTGATAAACAACTTCTCTGAGTCTATCAGTAACCCCAGCCCCTAAACCATCATCATCTATTTTAATCTTTACTCTATTAACTTGAGGATGATTATTTTTAAAGCTAGTTACTGTCCTTAATATATTACCTGCAGTTTCCATTGTACTTTTCTTAGAGTAGGTTATTAAATCGAATACTTTTCCTCCAATTCGTGGAGCAATAGTAGTTTCATCATCACCATATCTAGCAATATCGGCCCCTATATGTAAAGTAAAATCATTGCTAATATCAACTTCTTTTATTGTGCTTGTTTCAACAGCTTCAAGCGTAATTAAAGAATCCGATTCTCCTTTCGGAAATTCACCAAGAACTCTGACTCTCCAAGGGTCAGAACCTTCTTGATACTTTCTTCTAAGCATTTCAATATTTTCTTTTAATATTAGTACTACACTTTCCAGACTTGTCTTACCTACACCTTGACCGGACCTAACACTTACTTTTGGATTACTAGCTATAGCCATTAGAACATCACTTTGCCATTTGTCAGCGTGAAATCCTAGCATGTCCTCAGCAAACCAAACTGGATTATCCCAATAGTTATCCATAAGCTTTACTAGTGAATTATCCATTTTGTTTATTCCTCTTTTCTGCTATAGCTTTTATTGCGTCTATCCAATCATCATTAGAGCTATCTTTATTATCACCTTTGATATTTTCTATCTCTAGTTTAAGCTTATCTATTCTAGCCTTTTGTTCTTCGGTTGCCATCTTCCAATTCTTATTAATCATTTCATCGTATTGTTTTATTGCACTTCTAAGTTCACTCATAGCCCTACTTTGGGCATTTAAAAAGTTCGCCTGTCTATCCCAAGCGAACTGATACTCCCACTCTCTTTTATCTCCATACTCTGAGCTTTCTTCTTTTTTTAATACTTTTATAATTTCATCTTTATTTTCTACAAACATAATCTTTTGAGCTCTTATGATTGCAGCATATTGTATTGTTATTTGCTCCCAAAGTATATCTAATCTATCTTTGGTATCTATCTCTTTTGCAATCTCTAGAGTTTCCTCTGGTAGATACTTAGAAAAGAAACCAAACTTCTCAGCGTTTTTATTTCGTAAAGGAGCGCCACCTAGGTCTTTCTTAGTATCTTTTGTAGTACTGCATTGGTTGTTTTGTAGTACTACATTCATTTTCTCGTTCCATTTATCTCTCGTTTTCCAAGCCGAGATAGTTTTCTCTGGAGTATCAAGTATTTTTGCTATCTCTCTTAAAGTTATCTCTCCATCGTTTTCTTTGTATATTTCAAAAGCTTTGTCTCTGCTAGGGCTTCTCTGTCTTGCCACATCACCACCTCGAATTACTTTTATTATGTATATTTAGTTCTTATCATCTTTTCTACTTACTCTCGGACTCTTAGGTATCTTCCTCATATCCTTATTTATCTCTCTTAATTCCTCATTAGGTAAATCTATAGTCATACCAATAAGCCCTGCATCAACCCAAACTTTCTTTTTAGATTTCGCTTGTGCCTTCAATTTCTTTAACCTCTCTGTCTAGAGTTCTCTTTCTAAGCCACATTAAACATTCTTCTAATTTAGTTATAGCTATATCGTTCTCTCTGCATTTGTAAGGACTATCTTGGAAAGCTTGTAGTCTTGTTATAACCATTAAAATTAAATCCTCGTTATTTACTCCGTTTATTCCGAACTCTTTTATTGGACCTTCTTGAAAGTTAACATATTCAATTGGTTCGATATATTCATCTTCACAGTCTGATTTGCCAACAATAAAATGATGCGGTGCATTAAACTTCCATTTTTCTTTATCCTCTGCATAAACTTTTGTATATTTCTGTGTACATAAACCATTTTTAATTTCCATAATAAACGCTCCTTTTTATATTTATTGCATTAAAAAAGAACCCTATTTCTAGAGTCCTTATTTACTATACTTTTTATTTTATCAATCTTTTACCTATGAAATTTCCTGTAAGATGTGTCAAAAGAACAATGGTTACCAGAAAAGACGCCAAAATTGCAACTTTATCAAATGTAAAAAAATTAAAAACTGAGTATGCAAATTCAGTACTTGCAAGCTTAGTGAAAGTTGAGTACAATTCAGTATTTGCAAAATGAGTGAAAATCACTAAAATCAGAATCGACATAATCGTTGGTATCTTCCAATCTATTTTTTTATAAGCACAAAACAAACCATTTAAAAATATCACAATCAAGGTTAATGAAAACAAGATGCTATATACTGAAAAAACTCCTGCATATTCACCAAAAATATCATAGATATATTCACAAAAATAAAGTACTAAATTTATAGGTAGACTTAAAGGTGAATTTCGATTAAAAGATATTAGTACAAGAGAATATATAATCGGGATAATAAATCCTATAAATGGTTTTGAAACGTACGTTGAAACATTTTTCTTCATAAATTTTTCCCCCTTTGATTTTAACTATATATTACCATAATTATACAGTTCATGTTACTACAAAAAAGACCTAGAAACTAATCTAAGTTTAAGGGGTTGCATCCATTAGCTAAAATGAATACAAAATATAATTGTTAAGCGAAGTCTATGAGTTGCACATAGATTAATACTACACTTCACACGTTAGGGTGAGGTTACCAATCCCACCCACTATCTATAATAAAATTATAAGGAGGTGCAAGTTGCAGGAATCGAACCTACAGAACCACTACTTGCATATTACTGGCTAGACAAGTCTCTTTAACTTAATCTAGCCAGATATTAAATTTTGGTAGTGGAATATTTTTCCACAATACAATTATCTCATGGATATTTTTATAAAACAGGCAATAAAAATGCAGATTTTAAGTAAAATAAACATTAATTCCAATTAATAGCCATACCCTGTTTTGCAGATTGAATGACCAGTTTCGCTAAAATAGTATTAATATTGTTAATTTCTTGTTATTTTATAAATAATATAACTAAAGAGAAATACAATGTACAACTATTATTTATTTCTTGCTCGTTATATAGTTAAGTAAAAGATGCGCATCCTTTATTAAACTTCAAAATTATTATGGCAAATATTAATACATTTTAAAATCATACATAAATATTAAAGTCAAACTGTTAACTCGAAGCATATTTTTAAAAGGAGGTACAATGTTATTTTTTTAGACAAATTAACCCCGGAACTTATTGCTATAATTGTAGCTGGATTATTGGGATATTTATCTCATTTATTTATTCCGTTTAAATCTTTTAATTTTAAAAATAAATATTTAAAAATTTTCATTGAATTATTAGTTTTAATAATTATAATTACTATTTCTATGCTTATTTATTTAATGTTAGCATAGCAATATAAAAAAAAAATTACTTTAATATTTACATAACTGTTTCTGTATAATGGAGGATGAAAATTATGAAAAACAAAAAATTTATTTCAATTTTTATGGCAATCACTTTATTTATGACAAGTTTTACTATTAGCTTCGCGGAAAACGTTTCCAAAGAATATACTGAGATAGGTGCTTCTCCCGAAATTGATGGATCCACTGAAACAGATATATCTACCGGAATTAGCGAATCCACTGAAGCAGATGAATCTACTGATTTAAGCCAATCGAATGAAGCTTCTAGTTCTAATGAAAATACATCTATTGATTCTGACAAAAGTTTAGATTTTGATACATTTTGTAAAAATGCAAATCCATTTGCATTTACACAACCTAAATTAGAGAGACTACAAGGCAATAATTACGAAACAGCTGCAAAAATTGCTGACAAACAAAATTATACTTCTGTTATACTTGTTAACCTAGATAATAAAATAGCAGATGGATTAAGTGCTAGTGGATTATCAGGAGCAACTAATTCTCCAATTCTATTAACACAAGCAAATGCCATACCAAATGTTACTATGCAAAGAATATCGTCAAATGTAAATAAAGTATACATAATTGGGGGAACAAATTCTATAAGTTCTGCTGTTGAATCTAATTTAAAATCAGCTGGAAAAACTGTGATTAGAATACAAGGATCTGATAGAGTTGATACTAGCATTAAAGTTGCTAATGAAATTCAGAAAACAGTGAGTTCAAAATATGTTTTTCTTGTAAACGGATTCACTGGCGAAGCTGATGCTATTAGTATCTCTCCTGTTGCGAGTATGTACAAATCGCCTATAATACTTACTGATGGAAATAAATCAAATTATAATACATCAAACAAGGAGTGTTACGTTATTGGTGGCCCAAATAATATGACAGATACTATTGTAAGTAATAATAATGCTACTAGAATCTCTGGTAATGATAGGTTTGCAACTAATGAAGAAGTTATAAACTCTTTTATTGACACAGAGGCCTATTGTAGTTTGATAGAAAATGAAAATTTATCTTTTAACATAGTTGATGGTTACAATTTACCAGGAGGATTGCTTGCATCTACAATATCAAAAAATTCTTTATTCTCTTTAGTTTCATCAAGCAGCGATAAAGGTTACTTGTACATTGCTAATAAAATTGTGGCTTGTGGATCATTAGATGAATCTATAATAAATAATTGTTTAAACCCTTATCCAGTATATAATGAAATGTTTGGAATGTGGACTTCTGAAACTAATGATGATAAAGAACTAAATGTAGACCCTGATTTCCTAATGACATTTATTGGCGGAGAACCTGAAAATATAAATTATGAAAATTCACTTTATAAAATAAAAAAAATTAATGCTACTGAAAAAAGTGTAATTATTGAAGAAACAACTGGAAGTATTAAAAAATATACTAAACTAACGAACTTAAATAGTACTAGACTAAAATTAGAGACATCTTCAGATATGATCAACTGGAAGAATGCTGAATACTTTATTTCTGTATTTTCAGAAGAAGGGCAAATGCTTCTATATGATTCTGAAATGGAGTTTAGTAGAAATAAAGCAATGAGGATTATTAGAATTTGTAAAACAAAAACATTAGGCGTAGTATTTGATGTTACTTTATCGGCTATTTGTTGGAAATATGGATTTACCTCAGTAAAGTCTTATATCACAAAAAAAGGTGTTCAAGCATCAAAAAGAATATTTACAAAAACGTTAGCAAGTAGATTAGTCGCCAAAGGTGCTGGTCCTTTAGCTGGTGCAATGACTGCTGCGGTCAATTTTGCACTAGGTTACGCTAGTGTAGGAAATGCTACAGCTAAATGGATAGATAAGGTTGATCCTAAGCCAAATAACGGATATATAGAAGTTGGTAGAAAATAATTTAATTTAATTCAAATAATGTAGGGGATTAGTACTAATCCCCTACTAATTTAAATTAATTACTTAACATATTAAATAAACTAGGTTCATCTTCCTTGAAAACCTTCCTTCCAAACAATGTTATGGCTATACTTTTAACTGCTTCGCTTCTCTTGTACTTCAATGATCTTTCACTGTAACTAGTTTTATCAATTATTTGATCCCAGCTTAAACCATCTATGTACTTGTAATTAATTATCTCTTTGTGTATTGGTCTTAAATTATTAATAGCTCTGTCCATTTTAGTTATTAGACTGTTTTCCTCTTCAATCTCTTTTTCTAACTCCTCTATCTTACTTAAAGTCCTAATAACTTCTTCCTCAACCTCTTTAGAAATTTTATTAGTTGGAGATACTTTTACTTTATCATATGTAATAGCTTGTGTTGTATAATCACACTTTAAAGTTTCTTTAACCCTTTTTAATTCTTGCAAATGTAGTTTTAATTCCCTATACCCTTTTAGTAATTCAACTGTAAATTCAATGCACTCTTTTTTTAAATCGTTAGCCATAACATCACTCCTATAAATCTTCTATTACAACCTCTACCCTTGGATCATCGCTATAATATTTACTAGCATGTAACTCACATATGTACCTATCATCTTTAAAAGCCTTGCCATTTAATCCATCTAATACAGCCTTAACCATATTGTCTATATCTTTCTTTGTTGGTCTTAAATAACTTGGTTTCTTAGGTTTCTTTGAATAAATATCAATACTTACTTTGATTAATCCCTCAAAGTAATGTCTATTACCATACAAATACTTTATTGACTGTTCTGAATATCTTGTTTTATCTGTCGTTCGAGCATGTCCATAATTAAATCTTGGTCTGTCCTTACTGACACACTCTCCCGGTATTGTAAATTCAACTTTCAATTCTTCTCCCTCAATTTTATGTATTTTAGAAGGTACTTATATATATCTAAAGCACCCCCTAAGTGCCTTAATGTAAACTCTATTACTTCCTTTCTAAATCATCTTTAATTAAGTTGTCTAACCCTATTTGACTTTTTAAATATATATTTTCCTTAGTAAGATCAATACATCTATTAAATACATCATCAGACAATTCCTTGTCCTCTAAATGTTTTCTATATTCCACAATCCTACCTGCTATAAATGCCACTATGATCAAAATAATGAC